GAATTGATGCGTCTGCACCCTGACTTTGACTCCATCCGTGATGATGATGATTTCCACAACTGGGTTGAAGAACAACCTAAGTGGGTGCAAGATGCTTTGTATGATAATGACAGTGATGCTAAGGCTGCTGCCCGTGCTATTGACTTGTACAAAGCTGACAAAGGTATTAAGACTAAGAAAGCTTCCTCAGATAAAGGAGCTGCTGAGAGTGTTAACACCCGTGGTAGTCGTTCTGCACCTACAGGCGAAAGCAAAGATGGTGTCTTTTATGAGTCACAGGTAAATAAAATGTCTACCTTTGAGTATGAAAAGAACCAAGAAGCTATTGCTAAAGCATTACAATCAGGTAAGTTTGTATACGATATTAGCGGAAGTGCTCGTTAAGTATTGACAAACCTGAAACAACTGGTATAACTTTAAGCAGGACTAGGTATCTAGTCTTGCTCCTATGGGCCGTAACAATGCTAGCTACACTACCCCATAGAGTTATCTGTCACGCAAAACAATAAACTGTCAGAACAACCTGAAGTTTGTTGGCCTGTATAGACAAGTGGAGGCATCCCTGTTCTGTACACACCCATCAAATACAGCCTCTGTGGTGATGTTGAGCGTATTTAATTATATGCCTAACACATATCTAGGAGGATATTAAAATGGCTTTTCCAAGTGCTGCAGGTTACGGCAATTTACCTAATGGTAATTTTTCGCCAGTAATCTATTCTAAGCAAGTACAACTTGCATTCCGTAAAGCGTCTACTGTTGAAGACATCACCAACAACGATTACTTTGGTGAAATCGCAAACATGGGCGACAGTGTCAAAATCATTAAAGAACCTGAAGTGTCTGTCCAGAGCTATGCTCGTGGTACACAGATCACTGCTCAAGATCTGAATGACGAAGACTTCACCTTGGTTGTTGACCAAGCTAACTACTACGCTTTCAAGATTGATGACATCGAAGCTGCTCACTCACATGTGAACTTCATGCAGATGGCTTCTGATCGTGCAGCGTATCGTTTGCGTGATCAGTATGACCAAGATGTCTTGGGTTACTTGTCTGGTTTCTCACAGTCTGCAAAGCATGTGAATCCTGACACAGCTCGTACAACAGCCGCTGGTACTAAGGCAGTTACTGCCGCTGGTGCTGATGAGTTGTTGGCTTCTATGAAGCTGAAAAAAGGTAGCTTCGGTAACATCACTACAGCTTCTGCTGGTGAGCATTCCATTCCTTTGGCTCCCCGTCTGCCCGGTGCAACTGCACTGCCTACAGATGTGGCATCTCCATTGATGGTTGTGTCTCGCATGGGCCGCTTGTTGGATCAACAGTTTGTTGATTCCGCTGGTCGTTGGTTGGTTGTCGATCCCGTGTTCATTGAACTGTTGAAGGACGAAGACAGCCGTTTGTTGAACGGTGACTTTGGTGGTTCTGGTTTGCAGAACGGCTTGGTCATTAACAACTTGCATGGCTTCCGCATCTATGTTTCTAACAACCTGCCAAAGATTGGTACTGGTCCCGGTACTTCTGGTACGGCTAACCAGAACTCCAACTATGGTGTGATTGTTGGTGGTCATGACTCTGCTGTTGCAACTGCTCAGCAAATCACTAAGACCGAGACATATCGTGATCCAGACAGCTTCGCTGACATCGTGCGTGGTATGCATCTTTATGGTCGCAAAATCTTGCGTCCTGAAGGCATCGTCACTGCTAAATACAACGCTGCTTAAGGAGAACGATAATGGCAACTGTTACAACTTTGGCTGGTTCAGCCTCCGCTGGTCGCACCGCTGGTGCTGTCCCTTACTTGGTCGATGTTACCATTGACTTCGCTGCCGCTGCTACAGCTAAAGGTTCTGCCTTGGCTGCTGCTGACGTTATCGAGTGTATCAATGTTCCCGCCAACACCCTCATCTTGAATGCTGGTTTTGAAGTTGTCACCGTCTTGGGCGGTGAGTCTAACGACAATACCTTTGACTTGGGTGTTACTGGTGTAGACGCTGACGTATTCGTTGATGGCTTCGATGCTGACGCTGCTGCTGCTGGTGCTTATGCCCAGAACGCTGCTGCTTTCCAGCCTGTCGTTATTGCTACTGCTGACACTATCGATTTGTTGATCGCTACTGCCACTACTGCTCCCACCTCTGGTGAAGTGCGTGTATGGGCTGTATTGATTAATGTTGATGGTCGCCCAGCTCGTGCTTCCGTTGACCGTGAGCAACTGGCCTAATAGCTAGTTGATAGGAGGGGGAGGCTTAATTGCCTCTCCCATTTCTGTATGCTCTATTAGAGAGCGTTTTTAAAACTAAGAGGATTCTCTAATGGCTATTACTTCTGCCCTTTGCACAAGCTTTAAAAAAGAATTGCTTGAGCGTAAACATGACTTTAATGCTACAAGCGGTCATACATTTAAGATTGCTTTGTACACATCTTCTGCTGACCTCGGTGCTTCAACCACAAACTACACAAGTTCTAACGAAGTTGTAGGTACTGGTTACACTGCTGGCGGTATTGCCTTGACAAACATTGATCCCACTAGCAGTGGCACTACAGCATTCATTGACTTTGCTGATGCTACTTGGGCTAGTGCCACCATCACTGCTGCTGGTGCTTTGATTTATAACACAACCACTGACGGTGGCTCAGCTACAACTAATGCTGTAGCTGTCATCTCTTTTGGTGGTGATAAAACATCTACCAACGGTGACTTTGTAATTCAATTCCCAACAGCAGACGCAAGCAACGCTATTGTTCGTATTGCATAAGGAGTCGTAGGTTATGGCTACGACAACCCGGTCGGGTGCAATATATGGCATTGGCGTATACGGGACATCCCGTTATGGCTTAAGCAATGTTACATATGTTCCTGATGGGGTGCAAGGCACAGCAACATCCGACAGTGGTGTTGTTATTAGCGGTGATGCTAACCATGTAGTTGTTAGCTTAGTTGCTGTAGGTGCGACAGGTAGTGTAGGTGTAGTTGGTGTAGCGGTTACTAGTTTAGTTGGTGTTTCTGCTACAGCTTCTCTTAATGCTAATGTATCTTTTAGTTTAGCATATAAGGCAGTAGTTACTGGAGTTAGTGCTACAGGCAGTAGTGGTAGTGTTACCGTTATTGCTAAGGCAGTAGCTAGTTTAGTAGGTGTATCTGCACAGGGTAGTGTTGGTAGTGTTGTTGTTATTGCTAAGGCAAATACAGCAATATCAGGTGTATCAGCTACAACAGCCATAGGCATTGTAGATGTTAGATCTATCAATAGAATCCCTGTAACTGGTATTGAAGCAACAGCATCACTAGGTAGTGTTGTTGTAGTGGCGAAAGCAAACACTGGGTTAGTTAGTGTTGAAGGAATAAGTAGTTTAGGTATTGTTGCTGCACTGGCTAAAGCCTTAGTAACAATATCTGGTGTGTCAGCTACAACAGCTCTTGGTGATGTTGTAGTAGCTAATAATGCTAGACCAACCTTTGATGGTGTGTCTGCTACAGGAGCTGTAGGTACAGTTGCTGTAACAACTACAATATTTGACTATCCTGCTGTAGCGCATCTTTACGACAGAAGAAGAACTATATATGTTGAAAGACAGAGTACAGCCAAAGAAAGAACAGTGATGGTGTTAGCGCAATCTCGTAGGGTGTATGTTGATAAAAATCCTACAGATTATGATAGAACATCTTATGTGGCTTGATAGCCTAGACAAGTATATACAGATGCTTCTACTAATAGAAGTGCTTTAGTGGAGTAGGAGTTTAATAATGTCTTTTCGATGGCCTAACAAAGATCCTGATGAGCTTTTAGACTACAGTGTAGACTGGTCTAGATTTTTAGAAACAGCAACTATTAGTAGCTGTTCTTGGTTTGTTGATGACAGTACTGGCACAAAGACAGCCATTACTGCAGGGAATACTGTTAACGGCATTCAGAACGTAGCACAAACTATCTCTGGTGCTGTCACTACAATCAATCTTGGTTTAGGTACTAATAATAAAGAGTACAAATTCTATTGTAGAATTACAGATAATAGTGGAAATATCGCTGAGCGAGTTTCTCGTTTGCGTATTAAGGAACAATAAGAATGGCATACGATTATCTTGGACTTACCAATGAAGTTAATAGAAGGCTTAACGAAGTTGAGCTTACTTCCGCAAACTTCCTTACTGCCACTGGTTTCTACGCACACATCAAAGATGCTGTAAATGCTTCTATTAGAGATATCAACCACACTCACTATGAGTGGCCTTTCAATCATGTGCTTGCTGAGGAAACGCTGACAGCAGGTACAACTAGATATGCTTTCCCAGCTGATGCCAGCACCATTGACTTTGATACTTTCCGCATTAAGGAAAATGCTACCTTAGCTAACGAAACTGTTAGGCTTGGTGTCATCACTTATGACGACTTTCTTCAGAGATATGTAGACCAAGAATATTCTACTGATTCTAGTAAGCGTGATGTACCTTCATATGTATTCCATGCCCCTAGTTTAGAATGGGGTGTTGTTCCTGCTCCTGATCAAGCATATCCAATTGTTTATGAATACTACAGGATTCCTGTAGATCTTCTTAATGCTACAGATGTTCCATCTATTCCTGAAAGATTTAAACAAGTTATTCTTGATGGTGCTATGTATCATGCCTATATGTTTAGAAGCAATGAACAAGCAGCTACTATAGCTAAGAATAAGTTTGATGAAGGCATTAAGAAGATGAGGATTCTTCTTATCAATAGATATGTATATATGCAATCTACTGTCATTACACAATCTTCTGCTTTTGGTGGCTTCGGTGATAGGGTTAAATAATGGCTGATGGATGGCAGACATACCCCTTTGAATTTCGTGGTGGATTGATTTCAAATCTATCACCTCTTCAGCAAGGTACACAAGCACCGGGCAGCGGAAGACTCATGAAGAATTTTGAGCCTTCTGTTGATGGTGGCTATATGCGTATTGAAGGCTATGACAAATACGATAATGCTTTTGTTCCTGCCTATGGTGAACCTAGAGTGCAAGGTAGTGGACAAACTGGTACTACCTTAGTAATCTCTAACATCCTTTTTGCTCCTGCTGTTGGTAGTACATTTACTATTGCGGGTGTGACAGGGACATATACCATTGCTAATGCTGGTGTGTCATACAACTCCACATACAAGATTGCTACAGTTACTTTAACAGCTTCATTAGCTTCAAGCCCCGCAGATAAAGCAGCTATAACATTCACCTCTCATGACGGTGTTGTTAAGGGGATAGCAGCGTGGAACAGCTTTGTTATTGCTTCTAGAAATGCTGACATTTATAGAACCACTGGTACAGGGTTTACCAAGATAAGTAAGCCTCATTACGGCACAGTACTTGTCAATGGCGGTAGTCAGACAGGCACTAGTCTTATTATGGATGGGCTGATTAAAGCTCCTCAGATTGGTGATACCTTCAGTGTTGCTGGTATTGAAAAAGTGTATACAGTATTGGCTGGACCCACAGTGACTTCTACATCTGCCACTGTATCCATCAACCCTGCATTAGCTTCTAGTCCTGCTGATAATGCTGTTATCACTTGGTTATCTGCTGACAGATTTAGTAACTATAAAACACGCTTTAGTAAATATAGACTTAATAGCACTGAAAAGATTGTAGGTGTTGATGGTACAAACTATCCATTCATTTATGATGGGTCTACATTTAAAGTGTTGTCAGATAAGACAACAGATATTTTAGGTGCTCAGTTTGTTCTTAGCCATAAGAATCAATTATTCTTTGCTAAGAATGAAAACATTATATTCACTGCACCATATACTGACGATGATTTTAATGCTGCTACTGGTTCTGGTATTATTAATGTTGGTGGAGTCATTACAGGTATTGTTGTATTTAGAGAAACATTAATAGTATTTACAGAGAAAACTATTAGTCAGCTTACTGGTACAACCATACAAGACTTCGCTTTACAGCCCATCACTAAAAATGTCGGGTGTGTGGCTGCTGACACCATACAAGAAGTTGGTGGTGATGTTATGTTCTTAGGACCAGAAGGACTAAGACTATTAGGAGCTACAGACCGTATTGGAGACTTTAGCTTAGGTGTGGTATCTAAGCCTATCCAAGCTGAGATGACTTCTTTAATTAATGGCAATTCAACTTTTGCTAGTTGTGTTATTAAACAGAAGTCACAATATAGGATATTTGGTTATAATAGTAATATTACTGCTTCAAATTCTAAGGGAGTACTGGGTACTCAAATGACTGGTGAATCTTCTGGTGGTGTAGCATGGGCTGAGCTTGTTGGATTTAAATGCTTCGTTGCAGATAGTGATTATCAAGATCAAACAGAAACCATTGTTTTTGCTAATAATGATGGATATGTTTATAAGATGGAAGAAGGCAGTAGTTTTGATGGTACAAACATCATTGCTTCCTTTGCCACCCCTTATGTACCTATTAATGATTTTAGGCTTAGAAAGACTTTTTATAAGCTTTACCTCTATACAGATCCACAAGGATCTGTTACAACATCAGTGAATTTGAAGCTTGATTTTGATGATCAAGGATCTGTTCAACCACCAACAATTACACTATCAAATAGTGCAGGTAGTGTAGGTTTTTATGGTAACAGTGGTGCTAGATATGGAACCACCGTTTATGGCGATAAGTTGAAGAAGCAGTTTCAAACACAGGTGGTAGGCTCTGGATTCTCTGTATCATTACAGTTTGTTTCGGATAGCCAAGACCCTCCATTTTCTCTGGACGCTGCAACGCTAGAGTATGCTACACATGATAGAAGATAAGGAATAGTTATGACGGGATATGTTCGTAAAGACACTACCAATAACATTGCTGATGGCAATGTGATTAATGCTGCCGACTTAGATGCTGAGTTTGATGGGGTTAAAGACGCATTTCAAGCATCCACAGGACACAAGCATGATGGAACTACTGGTGAAGGTGCTCCCATAACTTCGCTTGGTCCTAATCAAGATGTCACTATCTCTGCCACTTTACTGGCTCCTAAAACTACAAACACTGTAGACATTGGTAGTAGTGCTCTAAAATTTAAAGACTTGTTCTTAGCAGGTAATGGTAGTGTTGGTGGCACATTGGCTGTCACTGGTGTGGCTACGCTTACAGCTAACCCAGTGTTATCAGCTGGCACTGCTAACGGAGTAGCGTATTTAAACGGATCTAAGGTTGTTACAAGCGGTTCTACGTTGGTGTTTGACAGTAGCAATCGACTTTCTGTTAATCAATCATCATCTTTATTTGGCGCTCAATTAGAAGTTACTGGTGGCGCTGTTGGTCAGGCAATTGGTATTCACGGCAGGGCTTCTGATGGAATTGGTGTTTTGCAGTTTGGTGCTAATGGTGCTTCAACAGAGTACGCACGAATTCAATCTGACAACACAAGTTCTTTGCAGTTTGGTGTAGGTTCAAGTGGTACAGAACAAATGCGCCTAACCAGCACAGGTCTGGGTATTGGTACAAGTAGTCCTGCTTATAAGTTGGAAGTAAATGGTCAAATTGGTTGTAGTGACAACTTTGTTTTCACAACGGCAAATCCTGCAATCGTTGTAAATTCTGGTTATTTGCGTGTTTTTACTGGCGGCTCAGAGCGTATGCGCATCGACTCCTCAGGCAATCTAGGCTTGGGAGTTACTCCTAGTGCTTCAAACATTCCGTCAATTCAGTCATCGTTTGGAATTTTTACAGGCAACAATCAGGCGAACATTGCCGCTAACGCTTATTACAACAACCAATGGAATTACACCAGTACGGCTGTTGCATCGCTTTACACGCAAACGGCAGGCCAGCATCGCTTCTTTACAGCCGCATCAGGCACAGCAGGAAACGCCATTACCTTTACTCAGGCAATGAGCCTCACAGCGGCTGGTGATTTATTGGTTGGAACTACAGACACAACTGTGACCAATGGTGCTTTTGTTCTTTATGGTTCAGGCGTAATTAACAGTTATTTAAAGATTGGACATAAAAACGGCTCTAACTCAGGCGCTGATTTTGTTGCTTGCTATTACAACGGAACGCAAATTGGTGGCGTTTCACAAAACGGAACAACAGCAGTCGCATTTAATACTTCATCCGATTATCGACTAAAGAACACCATTGCACCAATGACAGGTGCATTGGCTAAAGTAGCATTGCTCAAGCCAGTAACTTATAAGTGGAACGCTGATGGTTCTGATGGTGATGGCTTTATTGCTCACGAACTTGCTGAAGTTTGCCCTCATGCTGTGACTGGTGAAAAGGATGCTGTGGACGCTGACGGCAATCCTAAGTACCAAGGCATTGACACATCATTCTTGGTGGCTACATTAACTGCGGCTTTACAAGAGTTGAACGCTAAATTTGATGCTTATGTTGCATCCCATCCCTAATCTTTAAAAGGAAAACATCATGTCTATTACATACACTTGGAAAGCCCCAACACTTGAGAGCGTAGTCGCAACGGGCTATGTCGACTGCGTTCATTGGACTTGCACAGCAGTAGACGGAGAGCACTCTGCCTCTGCCTACGCAACAGTCTCATGGGCTGAAGGCACTCCTGCCATTCCCTACGCAAACCTCACAGAAGCCACAGTCCTTAATTGGGTATGGGAATCTG